TGAAGTTGCAACATTGACATTTTCACGGGCACGGAAGCGGGTGTAAACAATGGCAAAATTCACGTTGGATGCAGCGCAGCATGAACGCCTGATAAACGCTATGGAACAATACCAGGGCAATGCAGGGCGAACAATAGATGAAGTGCTGCATACCGAGGGTGCTAGGCTCATTCAAGAGGAAATCATGCGCCTATTGCCTGAATCCGGGCGCAAATGGAAGGGCAAAAAGACCGCTGCAAAGCGTGCGCAACCGTTCACCCAGAAGAATGAAAGCCTAGCTGTTACCATCCGGACAAAGAATGCATATCACTATCTGTATTTTCCCGATGATGGAAGTAATACAAAACGACATGTGGGCTACAAAGGTAAGCCCCGCGAATTCATGTTCAAGGGTGCAGAAAACCAATCCAGCCGAATTATGGATTTGTGCATAAACCGACTAATTGAAAAATGGGAAGGTGATTAAATGAGAACCACTGTTTATTCGAAATATGAAGTCCGCAAGCTGGGTATCAAAATGTCCGGTGCAACGGCGTACAAAAATGCAGATTGTATGGGTTCTATGGAAGAGGAACTTGATGTTATCGTTCTGACAAAGCGCTGCCGTGGTGTTGTAGAAACCACCCGCCCCCGTGGTGCTGGTACGGGTACCCTCACTTGGTCGCTGCATATGCCGTATGACATGTACTGCGATCTGTTTGATATGGTGCGCGATGATCTTGTAAAGGGCGTTCAGGGCTACGGACGCAATAACTTCCACAAGGAATTTGCCGTAACAATGGATGTATATAACGAAGATAATGAACAGCTACTTCTGGCATATCCGCGTTGCATTATGGCGGTAGGACCGAATACCACCATTGAAAATGGTGCGGAAGAAGTAGCCGAAATCGAAGTGGAAGTATCCGTCATGCCGGATGAAAATGGCTATTGCCGTTATGAATGCATGCCTGAAGACCTTGAAACTACCGATGCCAACATTGCTACGCAGTGGATGACGGCATTTACTTCTGAATTGGTGGAAAAGACGCCTTCTGCATAATGAACCAGCCCCGCGCATAGCGGGGCTATTACAATAGAAGAAATTTTTCAGGAGGTGCAAAAATGAAAGTAAAAGTGACCCATAAATTCAAGGATAAACATAGCGGAAAGCTCCATTCCAAAGGCGAAGTTCTGGAAATTTCCGAAGAACGTTATCAGGAGATTGCCAGCGTGGGCAATTTTGTGCAGATTGTTCCTGAAGATGCAACCAACGATGCCTTTGATGAAATGAGCATCCGCGAACTGAAAGAATATGCCGACAAAACATACAAGCTGACCTTTAAGGGCGGCATGAAAAAATCCGAAATCATTGATGTACTGAGAAGGAGGGAACAGCATGGATAATATGCACACCTACACCGAATACACTTTCCCCGGTGGCGATACGATCAAATGCACCGTTGCCTTTAAATATCTTCCCCAGCTGCGGGAAAAGAACAAGCGCATTTATACCAAGCTCAATCATGCCCTGATTAATGGCGTGGAAGAACTTCTGGAAACGGCATACATCCTGTATGGTTCCTATCTGTGTGCCTGCTATGCGGGAGAAAACGGCGGTGCGGATAATGCCATGAGCGAAGCGGATTTCGTGGAAGCCCTGGGCGATGATCTCATGACTGTTATGATTACCTGCAACTCCTTCCTGAATAAGAAAAAAAACTAGCGTTCCGCGATGCTTTCAAAAAAGCGACAAAATCCACCAAACAGAAAATTAAGCCCCCGAAATTTACCTTAGAGGACATAGAAGATTTTTATACCTTCTATGTCCTCATTTTAGGTATCCCGGAGGCGATTTTCTGGAATTGCGATTTTTCCTTTGTTGCCAGCGTCGCGGCAAATAAGCAGGCGTATGATGGTTGGTTGAACTATGCAATGGAGGTGGAGCGGGAGAAAGCACGCAAACGATGAGCCAGAGGAAGTGATAACATGGCAGCGAGAAATGAAGCGAAAATTCGCTTTACTGCGGAAACCACCGAATTCAATGAGCAGATCAGACGGGCTACTCAGTCCATGACCGAGTTCCGCTCGGAAATGAAGCTGTCAGAAACACAATTCAGAGGAAATGAACAATCCATTGAAGCGCTGACCAATAAAAAGCGCATCCTGGAACAACAGTTGGATGCATCCGGAAACAAAGTTGAAGCGCTTCGACAAAAGCTGCAAAAAGCGAAGGAAATCTATGGTGAGAATTCCATAGAGGTATCCAAGCTCAAAACGCAGCTGAATAATGCAGAACGGCAATATGCCGAAACCGAAAGCGCCATTGAAGGTGTTAATCGGGAACTGAACGATCAGGAACAGGAAACCGAACAGGCTACAAACGCAATGCGTGGGCTTGATTCGGCAATGGAAAAAGCCGGGCAGGGATTCACCGTTTTCAAGGGTGTTGTTGCCAACCTTGTTACGGATGGTATTCGCTTGCTGGTGGAGGGCTTGAAAGATGCTTCAATGTATGCCTTGAAAACGGGCATGGACTTTGAAGCGGGCATGTCCCAGGTTGAAGCCACTTCCGGTGCTACTACCGAAGAAATGAAGCTCTTAACGGCAGAAGCAATGCGCGTCGGTGAAACCACCAAATTTTCTGCATCCGAAGCTGCCGAGGGCTTGAACTTCATGGCAATGGCAGGCTGGAAAGCAGATGATATGCTGACTGGCCTTGAAGGTATGGCAAACCTTGCAGCAGCGGCAAATACGGACTTGGGTACTGCATCGGATATTGTAACCGATACACTCACCGCTATGGGCTACGCCGCTGGCGATTCTGCCAAGCTTGCAGACGTTATGGCGGCAGCTGCATCCAACGCCAATACCAATGTTGAAATGATGGGCTACACATTCAAGTATGCAGCCCCGGTAGCTGGTTCCCTCGGTTACAACATGGAAGATTTGGCGATTGCCACGGGCTTGATGGCGAATGCAGGTATCAAGGGTGAGCAGGCTGGTACGACGCTGCGTGCTGGTTTGACAAACCTGATTAAGCCCACAGAGCAAATGGCAACCTACATGGAAAAGTACGGCATCACCGTTACGAATTCCGATGGCACAGTAAAATCCCTGTCTGAAACAATGGAAATCCTGCGTCAAAAGCTCGGTGGACTTCCGGAAGCTGAACAGGCAGCAGCAGCGGCAGCGATCTTCGGTAAGGAAGCCATGTCGGGTTGGTTGGCGGTTGTCAATTCTTCCGATGAAGATTTCAACAAATTGAGCAGCGCAATTTATGGTTCTGAAGGTGCTGCAAAGCAGATGGCAGCGGTCATGCAGGACAACCTAAAGGGCGATATTGAAGAACTGGGCGGCGCAGTTGATACCGTAGCAATCAAGGTACAAAGCAAATTCAATGGTGCATTGCGCGAAGGTGTACAGGCTATACATGGTTTTGTCACTGGCAGCGCGTCCATGACTGAAACCTTCTCCCGCTTGTCCGGTGCGGTAGGTCAGGCATTTACAGTGATTCAGGGCTATCTCCCCCAAATGGGACAGATGGGCATGGAGCTTATCAGAAACCTTGCACAAGGATTGGTAACAGGTTTGCCGATGCTGTTAACGGGTGCAACGAATATCGTTGTTTCCATCGCTACCGGAATTGCAAACAATGCACAGAAGATACTCACAATGGGCGGTCAGTTGGTCATGGGGCTTGGACAGAGCATCGTTGCAGCTGTGCCTCGGCTCATTACTTCTGCCGCGCAGATTATAGGTTCGCTGGCATCCGGTATTACCGGGAATGCCCAAACCTTCGTGAGCAAGGGGCTTGATTTGCTCAACGGATTTGCCGATTCACTGACCCGCTCCGTACCCAAATTGGTGCAAAACGGTATGGAATTCATTCGAAATTTGGTGAAGGGCTTGATGAATTCCCTGCCTGAACTGATTTCGCGTGTGCCTGAAATTATCTCAAAATTTGCAAATGTCATAAACCAGAATGCGCCTACGATCATCGCGGGCGGCGTTGGCATCATCAAGGATTTGATTGTCGGTATCGTAAAAGCCATCCCAACTTTGGTGAAAAACATTCCGAAGATCATAACCGCCATCGTAGATGTGTGGGAGGCGTTCAACTGGGCGAACTTGGGTAAAAAGGCGATCACTTTGCTCAAAGACGGCATCATCAAGGCAGCAGGTTTGGTAAAGACCGCAGGACAAAAAATACTTACTACCATCACTGATGCACTGAAAAACTTGCCGTCGAATCTGGCGAAGCTCGGTAAAAACGGCATTACCAGCCTTGCAAACGGCATCAAAAGTTTGGTCGGCACTGTGAAAACCGCTGCAATCTCCATCTTTAATGCAGTCATTGACAATGTGAAAAATTTGCCTTCCCGAATGCTTTCCATCGGTAAGGATTTGGTACGCGGATTGTGGAACGGTATTTCCGATATGACAGGCTGGGTAATTGGCAAAATCCAGGGCTTTGGTGAATCCATACTTGGCGGCATCAAGCGTTTCTTTGGTATCAATTCCCCTGCAAAAACAACCATGTTGCTTGGTGGATTCGTTGCAGAAGGTTTGGGTGTAGGTATTGAGGAAAACGAAGATGCAGCACTGAAACCGATGCAGGGCATCGTGGATAAGATCAAGGGCATTGACGTTGCAGGCGCATGGGGTGAAATCTCCGGTGCAGGCGGTTCGCTTTCCTATGATGTTTCCGCGCAGTTGGGTGATTATGTTTCCAGCGCCATTGACTCCAATTCCCCTTATGCGCTCCTGGGATCACTGATTGAGGCTGTGGAGGATCTGGCAAGCAGGGCTATCGTACTTGACATTGACGGAACGCGCTTTGCTACGGCAACCGCAGGCGCATCCGATAATGTATCGGGCAACCGCCTGAATCTGAAACAGAGAGGATTGGCGCTATGAGCATAACAGATGGAATCCGTATCAATGATAAACACTCATACGGTGATTTCGGCTTAACCCTGAAATCCCGCAATATCGGTCTGCCGGAGAAAAAGAGTATCCGGCAGACCGTTCCTTATATGAACGGATACTATGATTTTTCGGCGCTCAATGGTGCGCCCGCATGGAATGAAAGAATCATAGAATACGCTTTTGATGTGATTAATGAAAACCCGGTGGAACTGGATTTTTTTGTTTCCCATGTGATGGACTGGCTCGGCAATATACATGATGTAGATATATACGATGATACGACTTATGGCTATCATTGGCATGGTTCTTATGAGAATGCGAATGTTGAATGGGACGATACAGGACTTCAAGCGGAAATAAAGGTTTCGTTTGTGGTGCATCCATTCAAAATTTCAAATGAACCTACCCAATATACGATGACCCAGGGCACATATACCGTAACCAATCTCGGCATGGCGGTTGCGCCCATCGTAAAAAGCACTGCGGATGTTGCTATCCAGATTGGAAACTATGTATTCAGCATTCCAGCAAATGAGGAAATGCAATTGGAAATTGATCTTCAAAGGGGATTCAATACGATACTTGTTTCGGGAGAAGGTACAGTCACGTTCAGCTACTATGAGGAGGTGCTCTGATTGTATGACGTAACGATTACCAGCGGCAACATTCAGCGCATCATACATGACCATAGGGGCGCATTGAATGCGCAGAAATTGCCCACGGGTACCATTGTGGATGCTGAAAATGCCATAAGCTCTTTTACGTTTACCATCTATCCGAATAATGTTGGCTATGAATATCTGAATGCCTATACCACCCATATCCGGGTGCGCAATACCAAGCGCAGCAGGGATGATTTTATTGGGCGCATTTTGCAGATTACGCCCAGCATGGATGGAAATGGTGTTATTACAAAAACGGTTGTCTGTGAGGATCGCCTTGGGTATCTCCATGATAGCGTGCAGCCCTATATGGAAACCAAGCATTATACCGGGGATGCAACACGAAATGGGCTTGAAGAATTCATTGATGTGCTTTTGAGCAATCACAATGTACAGGTTGAAGAATACAAGCGCATCTATCGTGGTACGGTCACGGTTCAGCCTTTTGAATCTTCGGATGGTGTGACAAAGGGTTTGAACTGGCAAACAACCTTTGATGCCATAACGGAAAAGCTCATCAAGTCCTTCGGGGGATATATTCGCCTGCGGGAAACGGGCGGCGTGCTATATCTGGATTACCTTGCGGATGTTGGTGCAACCCGCAGCACAGTTATTGAAGTAGGACGCAATATGCGCTCTGCCTCAAAAGAAATCGATCCAAGCGGAATCGTTACCCGCCTGATTCCCCTCGGCGCAAAGTTCACAACCGTTGATGCCAACGGAAACGAAGTTGAATCGGAGGAACGCTTGACCATTGCAAACGTGAATGATGGCATTGATTATATTGAATCCACCGATTATGCCCAGCAATTTGGCATCAAATATGGAACCGTTATTTTTGATGATGTGACAGATGCAAATAATCTTCTGCGCAAGGGCACAGAATGGCTCACTGCAAATAACGGGCTTGCGGTCAGCCATGATATAGATGCACTTGATCTATCCTTGATAGGGCTTGACATTGATGATTTCATAATTTCAGACCGCTACCGGGTGAAGAATCCTGCGATTGGTATAAATGACATACTGAAGATCATTAAGAAAACCACCAATATCATTGAACCGCAAAACAGTTCCTTTGAAATGGGCGATCTGATGAAGCGGTTATCAGATACCATGATCGATACGAATATGGAGCTGCAAAACGTGCGCAATGATATATCCATTACAAATAGCGAAATCAAGAACCAGACCACAACGATTTATACCTATGTCAATACCGCGCTTGCAAACTTTGCGGTTGATCCTGACCAGATTTGGGCTTCGGTTGAAGAAAAGACCATTGCCAAATCGGACTATGATAGCTTTGCGGAAACCGTGCGCAACATATTGCAAATGGATGCGGATGGCACAACGATGCTCTTCCAAACGATTACGGAAGCCATTGAACAGGTTGGAGATACGGAAGCCACGCATTATGCAGAGTTTATCAAATATATCCGCTTTGAAGATGGCAACATCATCCTCGGAGAACAGGGCAACGCAATTACCTTGAAGCTGGAGAATGACATTCTGGCTTTTTACAACAATGGTACGCGGGTTGCCTATTTGTCGGATAACATCCTGTACATCACGGATGGACGGTTTTTGCGTTCCGTGCGCATTGGTAGTTATGGATTTATACCCGAAGAAAATGGAAGTGTATCATTTACATACCTGGGAGGTGGGAGCTAATGGCATCCAGTGGTAATTTTCAGAATGCATTCCGTTCAGGTTATGCCTTGCGCGTGGAATGGAAAATTAATTCCCAGAGCATTGAAAACAACACTTCCAGCGTAACAGTTACCGCCTACTTGGTTTCTTCCGGTAGCTCGTATGTGATTAATTCTTCCGCTTCAAAAACTGTAAATCTAACGATTAATGGAACGACCTATACAAAAACAGCAACGGGCCTTGCAAACCTTTCAGGCGGACAGAAGAAATCGCTATTTGCGAAAACTGTTACCATAACCCATGCGTCGGATGGTACGAAGTCCATTGGCATATCCTGTTCCTTTGATCTGGAAGTAACGCTCTCTGGTACCTATTGGGGAACGATTAAAGCACCTGCCAGCGGATCATCTACGGCAACACTGGATACCATTCCGCGTGCGACCACACCCACAACCAGCGGCACATGGAATGTGGGCAATACAGTTACCATCAATACACCCAGGGCATCCAGCGCATTTACCCATACATTGCAATATTCCTTGAACAATTCCACATGGACGAATATTGCAACAAACGTTGGAACTTCTACGACCTGGACTTTGCCCGCTGCATTGGCAACAGCAAAACCTGCTGCAACCAGCGGCACGGTGTACATCCGATGTATTACTTACAACGGCAGCACCAACCTTGGCAACAAGGTTATTAGTCGTTCGTATTCCATAACATCATCTATATCTGCGCCAACGGTATCGATTGCAGCATCACAGACAAATAGTGCATCCATTGCACAATACATCCGGGGACAGTCAAGCGTTACGCTGAAAGCCACGGGCACCTTCAAAAACAGCGCAACGGCAAAGAAATATGTATTCAATTATGGTGGCGTTTCAAAAACCGTGACCACAACGGCGGCAAGCGCCAGCGTGAATTTTATTCTGCCGTCCAATGCCGCTGCATCCTATGCATACAGCGTAACCCTTACGGATTCCCGTGGTTTCACAGCATCCGCGAGCGGGACGGTGACAACTGTTTCGTATAGCCCTCCTTCTATATCAGGAATTACGGCAGTTCGCGGAAATTATAATGGAACAACGTTCACCGAAAACAGCAAGGGCAATAGCCTGCGGATTGTTGCCAATTGCACGATTTCCAGCCTTTCAAATGCAAATGCGAAAAACTATAAGGTTGAATACCGTTTGTCAAACGCTACCACCTATACCACACTCATCAATACCACGGCTGCTACTTCTTATGCGGCATCGGTTGTACGGTACACGGATGCTATATTCAGTGAAAATGCATCCTATGTGATTCGTTTTAGCTTGTCGGATAGCTTTGAATCCGTTACGCAGATCGTGGATGTTTCTTCGCAAAAAGTATTGATGAACTTTTCTGCGAACGGCAAGGCAATGGCTATCGGGGGTATTGCCAGTGTTGATGATGCGTTGGAAATCATGTTGGAAACATTCTCAACGGGCGGCATAAAACCAATTACCCTTGCAGACGGAACGGACTTTGATGAAATCGTGAAAACCGGGCTGTACGTTGGTTCCATGAATACGCAAACCATGATTAATTCGCCTATGGATACAGGTTCATTTACGTTGGAAGTAAGTGGAGCGGGAACGTCCGGACAGATCATGCAAAGATATTCCTATTGCAATAAAACGACCTATCGTGCATTTGTTCGGTTCCGCTATGAATCTTCATGGGGCGCATGGCAAGCTGCGGAGGGCTTTACATCGTTCTCTATCGGCTCATATTCAGGACGTGTGCGCTTTGCAAATGGTTTCCTGATCCAGTGGGGGCGTGTTTCAATTACGCCTACGGCAGCAAATACAATTACTTCCGCAGTTATTCAGTTCCCAATTGCATATGCAAGCAATCCGATTTGTCAAGTGAGCGCAAATAGCGCTGCGCCGAGTAATGTAACCTGTTCCTTTACAACGACGGCAGACGAATTATCAATCTTTATGACCCGTGCGAATACTACCGCAACATACATTAGCTGGACTTCGTTCGGTATTTCTACATAGTGGGGGTGAAGCAATGCGTTTGGAAGTTGACAAAGATGGATATGTGTGCTGCATCCTCTATGGTTGTACCACGGGTTCATGCATGGAATACACCGGGCGCGTGCCCAATGAACCCGAAGCATATGAAGATATTGATGATTGGGCAGACCGGGCAAAGACGCAAGCTTACTATTTAGATCACAATGGCGATCTTGCTTACGATGCAAACCGCGCGGCAGCTTTGCCAGAAGAGAGCGATTCGATACGCTACACCAATGAACAGTTGGAAGCGCTGGGAATCACGGATGCAATACAGGCGCAGATAAATGCAACCATCTACAATGCAATCTATCCTGTGGGCAGCATCTATATTTCCGTGAATCCCACAAACCCGGCAACCTTGTTCGGTGGAACCTGGGAGCAGATTGAAGATCGTTTTCTTCTGGCTGCTGGTTCAACGTATGCAGCGGGTAGCAAAGGCGGCACGGCATCCCATAAGCACGTTGCGCCAATCGGCTATGAATCAACTTCACAGTACATCGGAACGCTCAACGTAAATGGTGTAACACAAAACTTTAGTACTGCGGGTGGGTACAATTCTGTTCAGCGAACGACGGGTGGTTCAAGCATCCCTTCCGGTGTCGCTGCGTATTACACAGAAACAGTCAGCAATATTCCTCCATATCTCGCGGTATATGTTTGGCGGCGCGTGGAATCTTCAACGCCCGAAACCAATGAGCGTTTCCTTGATAGTTCGGGGAATACGTTTATGGATGCAAATGCAAATGAATTTATTGTGGAGGTGGGATAAGAATGGGTTCATATCAATCTAGGCATACGGGATCTCAAATTGATGCAGGTATTGATGCAGCAAATGCCGCCCTCCCGAAAAGTGGCGGCACAATGACCGGAACGCTTATTCTGAATCGCAATCCCGTGAGCAACTATGAGGCAAGCACCAAACAGTATGTTGACCAAAGTATAGCAGGCATATCCAATTCCTCCGGTACGAATGGCAAAGACGGTGTTGGCATCCAGTCCATTGCGAAAACAGGTACATCCGGGCTTGTGGATACGTACACCATTACGCTTACGGATAATACCCAATATACGTTCACGGTCACGAATGGTAAGGACGGCAGCGGCACAGGAAGCGGTGGAAATGTATACATGCAGGTGAGCGGCGGCTATATCCAGTTCAGCAATGATGGGCTTACTTGGCATAATGTCATTGCGCTTTCGGATATTAAAGGTTCAGATGGTTCGGATGGTTCAGATGGTTCGGATGGTTTTTCGCCCACGGTCAATGTAGTAAAGATCACTGGTGGGAATCGCGTTACCATCACGGATGCAAATGGTGCAAAAACCTTTGATGTGATGGATGGTAAGGATGGTTCCAATGGATCGGGTTCCGGTAGCGTAGTAAGCACATCCGAAATCGTAGACCTTATTTATCCGGTGGGCAGCATTTATATGTCGGCAAATAGCACTTCACCCGCAACGTTATTTGGTGGAAGTTGGACGCGCATTCAGGATCGGTTCCTCTTGGCAGCGGGTTCATCTTATTCTGCGGGTGCAACCGGAGGGGAAGCAAGTCATACATTGACAACCAGCGAAATGCCAGCCCACAGTCACGGACGCGGTACAATGAATATCTATGGTAGCTTAAATGTACGTGCCTATGATGGCAATGGTGATACGATAGCTGCTGG